AGCAGCGGTTATGATGATGGACGACGAAATCCGTGAAGAACTTCACGCGCAGGGCATTGAAGATGAGCAGGAATTTTATAATGCTTATTGCGATAAGCATTACGAGAAGTACGGCGAAGATTTTGAGATTTGAGAAAAAGAGGAACGAAGATGCCGACAAGAAAGTGCGTTAAATGCGGCGCGCCGTTTGAACGCCGCTATGAAGATCAATTTTTGTGTGAAGCGTGCGCAGCAAAATCAAAGGCTAATTTTGCTGTTAAGCTTAAAGATCGTACATGCCGCACGTGCGGAACCACATTTAAAGGCGGCCCCCGTGCATGGTATTGTCCGACGTGTAGAGCCGAACGCGAAAGAGTTTCCCGCCGTAAGCGGAATCAACATCCTCCGCGGCGCAAACTCGGCAGTATAGATCAATGCGAAAACTGTGGCAAGGACTACATTGTTAATAGCGGACTGCAAAGATACTGCCCAGAGTGTGCGCCTTTAATGGCGCAAAAAAAAAGAAATCTCATCTCCCGCGAGTGGAACAAAGAGTACCTTGACCGAGAAGCCATTAAAGCCGACCGTGCGCAAGCCAGTAGCATTAGATTTTGCTCCGTATGCGGAAAAGAGTTTTCGGCCGAAGATGCGGTAGTGTTTCAGCTCGACATTTGCTCCCCGGAATGTTTAGCTAAGTACCGATTAGAGCACCCTACCGATCCCACGAACAAAATCGCCATTGATGAGGTGGTCGCCACATATCAAGCAACGAAAAGCCTTTTGGGAACGGCTAAGCACTACGGCGTAACGCCCTATGTGGTATGTAGATGCTTAATCACGCGCAATATTTACGATAATCTTCCACCGATTGCGCAACAAATACGTGACATGTACGACCGAGGGATGAAGAATGCGGACATTGCACAGGCTCTAAATATCAGCGTTGCGACCGTCCGAACTTACGAGCCGTATAATACAACAACAAAAACCATTAAAGCATCCCGCAAATAGCTTTGTAAAAAACAAAAAAGGCGCAGAGCCCGCTCGGAGATTCCGGCAGCCCTGCGCCTTTTGCTTTATGTATTTACTTTTAGACCTTCTTCACCCAGTCGAGTGCGATCCAGCCGCCGGCTTTGAGACGGCCCCAGCCCTTGGCGGAGCCGGGGCCGCTGCGCTCCTCAACGATCGTATAGCGCAGCGTGTCTTTGATCTGGCCCTGCACGCCGTAATTTGTGCCGGGACCTTTGCGGATATTCAGCGGATCACGGCAGTTCTTACGAATGAGATAAAACTTGAACGTTGAAGGCTTTGTAGTAGAAGCACTCGTGTTCATATACGTCTTGACCATGTTCACAAATCTCTGCCAGCCCTTGTCGAGCGTGCGATGTGGACAATACTTACCATCGAAGTCCTGATGCTTCTTCAGATGGGATGTATCCCAACCACGTTCCTTCAAAAGCTTTGCCGCATACTCCGCCGCATTCTTCTCGGCCTTGTCAAATCTCGTACCGCCGGAGAGGGAGTAGCAAATTTCAATGTGGATGCCATGTGCGTTGCCGTCGCGCTGCCCCGCAGCAAACGCACCTCTGTTCAGCGGGATACCAATGACGATTTCCTTGTCATCGACTGCCGCGTTAAACGACGTAGAGCTGTCGTTGCGAATCATATACGCGACTTCATTTGCGGCAGAAGCATCGTTCGCCGTGTTGTGGACGACGATATATTTCATGTCCTTCGCGCAGGACTCCACCGGGACTTTTAAGTCGTATTTGCTCGGGCTAAGTAAGTTTTGTTTGATCGGTACCATTTATTTATCCTCCTTATGTAGTAGTCATGGACGCAATGGCGTCCTCAAGATTCTTGACGACGAGATTTACGTCCCGCTGGTAGTCCAGCTTGATTCCAGCGCCATCGCTGGCCTGCACCACGGTGTCAGGCGCGTAGGTAGTCAGCGCTTTGTAGTCGGCGAGTTCGGCGGGGGTGAGCGGGGTTTCGACATGTTCATTCACTTCGTACATAATTTCGATTTGATTCTTTTCGATAAATTCTTTTGCCGCGTCTAATGTTTTAATTTTATTTGGGTCAACATACAGTCTGATTTGATTGCCATATCCAAAGATAACGCCATTATTTTTGATTTGCATATCGTAACGGAAACGATTTGACATTAAGACGATCCTAATGTTTATATCATATTTATAATCTATAGGTGGTTTTATCACGATACAATAGTCATTAGTGTTCGACGAGAGCGACTGGATCATATCTACGGTTAAGACAGTAACCGCAACTCGTTTTATATATATTCCTTTTTCTAAGTCCGCCTCATCGCACACCCACTGCTGTCCCTGCGGGTCAGTGTAGTTGCCGCCAGAGTCGACAGGGATACCGGGTAAACCGGTGGGGGTGGGCAGGGTGAGAGTTTGCGTTTTACCGTTTCCATCGCTCAAGGTCACTGCAATCGTACCGCCGTCACCAGCACTCACAATAGGCACAGGTGCATCCGGCGTGGGTGTGCCGTCCTGCGTACTCTTGCCGTACACGGTCAGGCCGCACAGCGGCGCTGTAAAAGCATCTTCAACGGCGACCGGATTGCCGGTCTTACTGCCCACAAGGATGTTTTGCCGCGCCCTGACTGCGCTGATAGCGTCACCTGTGGCTTTTGCGTCAGCGGCTTCGCCCTCGTGGGTTAGGGTCGTGTCCAGTGCTACGGCAGGACCGGTGTCGCCTTTAGGGCCTTGCGGGCCGACCGGGCCTTGCGGGCCAGTTGCACCCGTTGGGCCTTGCGGGCCGATGGGGCCGATGGGGCCGGTGTCGCCTTTAGGGCCTTGCGGGCCATTAAATTTACCTGCATCAGCGTCATCACGGACGCTTTGGGCAATCTCCTCTGCATTACTCGCCGCCGACAAAATCTGCTGCACGATGTCCGGCGTCGGTTCTGCGGGGGCAGTGCCGCTCACGCCTGCGGTTGCTGCCACGCGATAGATTTGGCTTACGGAGATTTGCCGCACGCCGTCCGTGTATCCTGCAAACGTGAGCTCTCCCGTGCCTGCAACCGCAGTGGCCTCCGCAGGGACAGACACGGCATTATCCGATTCAAGGCGCATTTGCACGGCGTCTCCTTTTGGCGGATGGAAAGCGATGATAATATCATAATCTACCCATTCGCCCTTACGCATCACTCGCAATGCCTCCACGCCGTAGCTGCCCGCCGTGCCGAGGCGGATCGGCTGTTCGGCACACTGCGCAGCGTATCCGTCCAATGTGATCTCGTGCATAATCAATTTATATCACCTCTTTTCGGATTGTCCTCTAATCCGGGAAACCGTCGCCGTCCGTGTCGGGTAACTCCGGCAGACCAGCAACGCTTGTGAGGAGCGAGAGCACGCCGGCGAGCGCCGACGCGCTGGCGACCACGATCCAGTCCACCTCGCCGAGCACCGCAGAGGTGCCGATCGTCGCGACAGCGGTCTGCGCCACGGTTTTCACCGCACGGACGCCCGCGGCCTTGAGCCAACTTTTCCACTTCGTTTTTTTCATGGGTGATCCTTCCTTTCGATGTCCTCCAGGTCTGCAAGGCGGTGGTTTACGACCTTGATTTGCTCTTGTATTACGGGGATTTTTTCGGCAAAATTATTATGTTTTCGCACCTCTCGCGTGAGCTCTTCAATCTTCGCGTCCGTGATCGCCTGCGCGATCCGGAGCTTTTCTTCTGCGCGGCGGTTGCCGGTGACGTTGGTTATGATCACGCCGACAAGCGCGAGCCCGCCGGTGATGATCGCGACAAAAATTTCCTCCATTTCACCCTCCGTCATCGAGTTTTTTTCCGTTGGATAGTGTGATTGTATACATTCTTACCCCCCCTTATCCGATGCAGAAAGCGGGGCGAACGCCAAGAGAGAGAGAAGGGTTGAGGCTGGTCGCATAACCGGCGCCGCTAACAGCGGAAAATAAAATAGCGGAAGATACATCTCTCAGCCAGTATTCCTGTCGATTATGCAGCTTAGTACGGTCAAACGCAAAGAGCGGGAACTGACCGTCACCCGAAGCCACGTTGTAACCGTTACCATCATGTGCGCCCCACGCTACAGAGCCATAAACCTGCACCTCATTCATTAGCTCAACATCAGAGTCAACCCACGTCCAACCCGAAGGGGTGTTGCCATTTACAGCATTGGTCAGGAGATCTCTTTTTGTAATGACATGAGCGGAACCAAACGCTGCCTTGATAGTAGTCTTAGCCTGCTCAAGATTTGCGGTGTACATTGCAGAACCAACATAACCGCCAGTGGTCGTATCGGTACCGTTCATAGCCGCACTATACAGGCTAGTGTCCGGCACGATAACCGCATGATGGGTAGTAAGGTCCGTATCACCACTATTGAGGTAATAATCAAACGCCGCAATACGCCAGTTGACACCACCGATAGTCCAGTAATCACCGATGTACAGGTCGGCAAAACTACCATCCGCAATAGCCGCCCATTGAGCGGCGGTCACGCTTGACCCGAGGTTTTTGCCGCGGTAGATGGAGTTATGCGCTCCGGCCCCGCTGGACAGTATGTCAGTCACAGACGCCGCCGCATTTTCCGCATTCGTCGCCGCGGACTGCGCCGCCGTTTTCGCGCTTTCGGCCGCAGCCGCGTCGCTGTTGGCGTTGCCGGCTGCCGTTTCTGCTGCGGTCTTGGCGTCTTCCGCGGCGCTCGCGCTGTTAGCGGCGTTATTTTCGGACGTGCCCGCATTGGTTGCCGATGTCTGCGCCTGCCCGGCCGCGGTGGAAGCTGTACTCGCCGCGGTGGAGGCTGTACTCGCCGAGCCGGCGGCCGACGTCGCGGAGCCTGCCGCTGCGCTGGCCGAAGATGCAGCTTGTTCTGCCGCTGCCTGCGCAGCAGACACCTGTCCCGGTATCCCCTCCGCCGCCGCGAGCACATCGGCTATCTGCTTGGTCAGGACGCTGTAGTAATCCGACGAGGCGATCTCCGCGTCTGATACGACGTTGACCGAGACGTGCATCACGACCGCAAACGTCGCGATGCTGGTGCCCGCACTATCGTATAGTTTGATTTGTACCGGCACGTTTCCGCGCACCGTAAAAGCCTGCGGAACAAGGGCCACGGTCACGACGTTGCCGTCGATCGTCGCTGCCGGAGTGCTGCCGTCAGGCAGCGTGTCGTAAAAGCCCGCGGTGCCGTCCGGCTTTTTGTAGCGGACGGTCACAAGCGTACCGTCGGGCACAGCCCACTGCGCGCCGCCCGCGTAGATGCTAAAAGCGATTTTGCGGCTGTTGCTGTCGTCCTGCACCGCGTGGATGATCTGCGGCGCGCCCGGGTCGAGCATGTCGACGCGCAGCGCCGCCGTTGTTTCAGTTGGCATTTTTTATCGTCCTCCCCTACGAGTTATTGCTGCAGAGCACGTGGCGTCCGAGCTGCGCGTCCCATACCCACGACACGCCAAAATCCGCGTTATCTCCGATGGCGAGCCGGTCAAAGTGCCCGATGCGTTGCTCGTTTACTACGGACAGGATCGCGTTTCCGCTTTCGGTTTTAACCGTGTTGTAGACGACCAACGTCCCGGCTCTAAACGTTCCGGTATAGCTTCCGTCGCTTTTTTCGCCGACGCCCGCTCCGGTCGGCCCAAAGTACGAGTAAGCGCCGTCCTCGCCGAGGCCGCCCTCATTTGTCACAGTGCCGGAAAAGACCTGCACAAGGCCGCCAGCGCCTTGACCTGTCGAGTAGATGCGCACGCGCAGGTTGTCGTTTTCCATCAGTTTTAGCACCGCCGCCCACAGGTCCATCTCAAACCTGCCGTTTCGGCTCACCACATGGTCGGAGATCAAATTGACGATGTTTACGAGATCGGCGTTGAGGGTGCCCGCTGTGATAAAATCGGCGACCATACCGTTTTCCAGCGTGGCTCCGTAGGAAAACGGACCGTTGTAGCCGTTTTTGCTCGCGCCCCAGCCCTCATGGTTAAAGCGCCACACCTTGCGCGCCTTGGTCGGGTCCGGATCATCCGCAATGTACAGCGTGTCCGGCATGCCGTCGTTGTTGGTATCCAGCAGGCGCACCGCGCCGCCGGATGTGCCGAGGATGGTCTCCGTAAGCGCAAGCACTGCCTCGCGCAAGTAAGTCTCGCTCGGTTTTTGCTTGATCTCCTGTTGCTGCCCGACGATAGTGTCCGCGATGTTGGTGCGCACGTCACCGATCTCGACGGAGTTGTATCGCTCAAGCAGCACGTCCGTCTCGATCTTGACTATTTCGGCCTTCGCCTCCACGCCGAGCTGCGGGTAGCGGATTGTCACCGTGTCGCACAGGTCGCACTTTTCGAGCAGTGCAAGGTCCTCGTACTCCGGAAACTGCTCGAGCTGAACAAAGCTCGCCGTGATGCTCGTTTTTGGTATGCCGATTTTGTTGTCCTCGACATACTTTTCCGCACGCGCCTGCAGTTGCGCCGGTGTCGGCTGCGTCTCAAAATCGTTGGAAAAATCCACTGGCACAACGCGCGTAAAGTCATACGTGCCCGGCGCGTTGATAATCTTTGGGTCGCAGGTCACGAGCGCACCCTCGGCGTTTGTCCAATACGGATAGATGCCGGTCGCCACGTTGGAGATGTTACGGTCCTGCTCGATGTTCGTCAGGTTTTTACCGTAGCTGATCACGACGCCGTTGTCGTATCCGCGATGACCGTACAAGCGGACGGTAAAGCCGTCCCACTCGTACTCACCGCCGTACACGTCTAGGATCGAGCCGGATGAGCCGCCGAGAACCGAGCGCGTCGACGAAGGTGTCGAGACAGCAAAAGATGCGACGGTAGACTTGTCCGTCCAAAAAGCGAATGGACTATCCACCGCCGCGTTTAGGCTGAGCTTTGAAAGCGCATCCGGTGCGTTGACTGCCGTAAAAGGATTGAGCGGCACGCCGGAAAGATCGTAGGTGATATGCTGCGCGTACACCATGATGATGCCGTCCATCGGACGCGTGATCCGATAGATGCGGAAAGGCTGCGGCGCCCGGTACGGGCTCGGAATCGCATAGATGATGCAGCGGTCCGTAATCTCGTCAAAATGTACGCCGGTGTCCGGGTATTGCATCGTCAGCTCAAAAGCGCCGTTGCGCTCCTCAGTGACCGTGCAGCTGATGGCATTCGTCAGGACGCCGAGCCCCTGCGTGTTAAACTCCGTCGCGGTGGACGAAAAAAGAATCGGTTTCATAATGCCCTCCATCTCGGCGTGATCTCCACCGCAGTGACGCCGCCGCTCCAAGTAATCCGCGTTTCACCGGCGGGCAGAGTCGGAAACTCGCCGCCAGCGATGCGGATCGTGCTGTTTTTGTTTTCAAGGCCGTTGTAGGCATTTTGCGTTTCGGCGTCCAGCGTCAGGCTTCCGTCCATGCTGTCTATCGTCACGGTGACGCCGCCGACCGTCAGCACGCCGCTTCCGCTGCCCGTAATCTGGATCAGCGGAAGCGATTCGTCCCAGTTGTTCATCAGGATTTGTCCGTTTTTGAGCGCCTGCACCCACGTACCCGCCTTGATATACCGGTGCGGTTTGCAGTTAAAATTCAACGTCATTTCGCCCGACCGGTTTAAAAACCGCGTGTCAAAATCCAGAGGCCCCGTAAAAATCGCCATCCGGTATTCGTCTGGGTGGTAGTCGTCCTCTAGTTTATGATATGTCATCGGAGAGCCGAGGAGCCACGCGCGCGCCGCGTCCGTGTTCCGCAGGAAATCGCGGTGGATAAAAGCGGGATAAGAAACCGTAATGTTTTTATACCGCTTGTTATCTCGGACTAGATCGCCGGACCGCCCGGGTATGGACACAAGCTCATACCCACGTTCCGGGCCGTTGAAGGTGTTTTCGCCGCTGACATAGATTCCGTACTCGCGGCAGCAATGCCCGGCAAACCAAAATTTATGCACCGTAAACCGCCGCCTTTCTTTCTGTCGCGTTTTGCATTTCATCCATGATGATGTCTGCCAGCGCCCGCACGTCCTGCCCCGGCGCGCCGTATATCGTAATATTGACGCCGCCGAGGTCGGTATGGTTGGTTGTGTTGTTGGTGAGCGGCTGCACCATGGCGCGGTTGCCCATCATTGTGAGCAGCTCCGGTCCGGCCTCACCGACGATCGCCGAGCCCTGCGAGAGGATGCCGCCCTTTGCCAGATACGGTATACTCGGGATATACGGGATGCTAAGGCCAAAATGCCCGCCGCCGAGCCATTTTGGCATTGTAAAGCTTATCGAGTTCAGGCCTCCGATCAAGCTGTTAATTGCACCGACCGCGCCGTTCAAAAGCCCGATGATGCCGTTCAGCGGCGCCTTTACCATGTTGACGAGGCTGTTAAACAACCCGCCGAAGATGTTGACGACGCCCTGCCATGCCTGCTTCCAGTTGCCCGTGAAAACGCCTTTAATAAAATTGAGAACACCTTGAAAAATCTGCTTGATCGCGTTCCAAGTGTTTTCGACATTTTTCATAAACGCGTTGATAATGTCACCCAGACCGGGTCCGAAAATCTCCGTCCAGTCCGTTTTAAAGACACCTTGCAGCCAACTATCCAGCCCCAAAAGAATGCCTTCGATCAGGTCGCATGCGCCTGTAATCACCCCGGTGATGCGGCTCCACACGCCCGAAACGATCTGCTGCACACCGCTCCACGCCTGCTCCCAGTTGCCGGTGAAAATGCCTTGAATAAAATCGATTACGCCGTTGAGGATCTGATAAACGCCGTCCCAGATGCCTTTCAGCAACGAAAAGAATCCATTCAGCACATTGCCTAAGACGGGACCGAAAATCTCCGTCCAGTCCGTAGCAAAAACACCCTGCAGCCACTCGTTAAAACCGGCCAACCATGCTTTGATCTCTTCGCCCTTTGTGACAATCAACACCAGCACCGCGATCAGGGCAGCAATCCCCGCGATAGCGAGAACGACGGGATTTGCTGCAAGGAATGACAGCGCACTGGAAATTGCTGAAATACCACTGATCACGCTTTGCACAAACTCGACGATTTTCAGCGCAGTCAGCGCGAGACCGATCGCGCCGATTACACCGATTACGATTTCTTTGTTTTCAATCAAAAAGGATACGACGTTCGATACCGCATCAAAAAAGTTCTGGACGTATCCGACGATGGTATCCATGTCGATGCCTGCCGTTGCATCCAAAATCGCCTGCAGAATGCCGTTTATGCCCTCCTGCACAGCTGTAAGTACAGGCTGCACACGCTCCGAAAGCTCGGATGCCTTTTTTGTGAATTCAAGCTGCGCGTTGTTGGCGTCTACGATGTCCTTGTTGTTGCTGTACCATGCATCGCCGACATCACTGAGGCCCTGATCGGCCATAGCCTGCAAGACGAGGTTTGTCCGGTCGGCCTGCGTTTCGGCGTCCTGCAAGGCAAGGTTGAAAAAATCTTCGGCGCTGGAAGCTTCTTGCACCGCCTTGTTCCACTCCTCGTTTTCCTCGGTGTTTTCCTTGAGCATTACGCCAAAAGTCTCGCCCTCTTTGCTGCCCCAGTTCAAGACGTCCGCAAAGGTGCCCGTCACCTGCCCGGCGCGGATTGTTTCGTTGATCGATTCCGCAAGACCGTCGATCGGGATGCTGTCCCCGTATTTCGCCCAAGCGCCGACGGCACTCGAAATCAGACTGTTTATATCCTTTTGCGACGCACCGATCGCCTGCAGGTTCGCCGTTGTTGTGGCAGCGGACTGATCGTCCCCAAGCGCCCGGTAAAGCTGAGAAAAAGCCTCGCTTGTCTCCTCCGCGGAGTATCCCGCCGCCTCGCTGGAGGTTTCCAGCGTGCCCATGATCTTGCGGTACTCTTTGGTTTCCTCGTTCAGATCCTTAATTCCGGAAACAATTTGCTTGATGCCCTCGACAAGTATATCGGCTTTGAGGTGATCCGCGAAGCTGGACGCACTGTCTCCCGCTTCTTCGAGCGCGTCGTCTGCGTCCTTGGCCGCATCTTCTACGTCCTCGATCGGCTTCTCGTCGATCTTCTTGACCTCTGAGGCTGTCTCGGACGCCGCGTTGCCAAGTTGTTTTAAAGCGGATTCGCCCTTTGATTGCGCGATTTCATCCTGCAAGCTGGACGCCGCCTTTTCGGCTTTTCGCAAATCCGCTTCCGTCGCGACGATTTCGCGCTGCAGTGCATCGTACTGCGCCTGTGTCGCCTTTCCCTCGGCAAACTGCTGCTGCACCTGCTTTTCTGCCGCTTTCAGCGCGTCCAGCTTTTGCTTTGTCTGTTCGACGCTGTCCGCCAAAAGCCGCTGCTTCTGCTCGAGCAGTGTGACGTTGCCCGGGTCCAACTTCAGCAGCCGCTCGACGTCGCGCAGCTGCTTTTGCGTCGTGCTGATCTCTTTGTTCACGCCCGAAAGCGCTTTAGACAGTGCGGTCGTATCGCCGCCGATTTCGATTGTTATGCCTTTGATTCGGTCCGCCATCTACTCACCCCTTCGGGAAAAATCTGTTAATATCCGCCTGCGTTGCTTTATACGGATACTTTTCTTGGTCGTTCGCCTGCTCGATCAGCATATCGTAAACCATGCCCACCGTCATATCGTCGAGGTCCTCACGGCTCAGTCCCAGCTCCGCACAACGGAGCATAAAGGTCGCGCCGTTTGCTTCACGCACCGTCTGCCTTATTTTTTTTTAGACTTTGCTGTCGTCTGCGCGTTGATTGCCCAAAGCTCGAGGATCGCCGGAAGCACCTCGTAGATGGAAAAGGTCTCGAAGCCGTCGAGCCATCCCTCCGGCGTGTTCGGGATGTTGGCATCATACTGCCGCGCCATGATGTAGGCGGCGTTTTCAAAAATTTCTAGGTCGGTCACATCAAGCTGCGATTCGTGTACCAACGCTTCATACGCCTCGCGCTCTTCGGCGGGCGCATCTTCTGCCGGTTTTTCGGCATGGATTCCCTGCAGCGCTTTGGTGTACGCCTTCTGCAGCTTGTTCAGGTCCTGGATCATGTCCCGGCCGATTTTATGTCGGTAAAGGCGCGGGGTCAGGGCCGAAGCCCTAAACCCCACCTCTTTTCCGTCGATCTGAATTCTTTTCTCCATATTGCTTTACCTTTCTCAGCCTGCGGTAGGCGTATAGACCTTCGTAAACCACGCCGTTCGAACGCCCTCCGGCGTCTCACTGGTAGTACGTGCAAAGACGTTGCCGTTTTCGAGAGACGTCGCGGAGATCGTGCTGGTCTGCGTCTGCGGCTCCTTGGTGTCCGTACTCGTCGCGCCGACAATGCCCGGGCGCGTGCCCGTGCAGTTGTACATGCAGTACAGGTCGTTGTCGGCGTCGCCGTCGATCTGAAAAAGGAGCGCAAAGCTCTTCGGCTCAACACCTACATTCTCAATGATCGTCTTGTCGGTGGCATTGAGCACGTATCCCCAGACATCCTGCAGCATCTGGTCGATAAATCGCGCCATTTCGAGGTCGCCCTCGTATCCGTTGTTTGAACTGGATTTGTAGTACACAACGCCGTCCGCGTAAAACGGCGTGATCTCGCCGCTCGCCTCGAGCGACAGATTCACAGCGCCCGGCACAGGGACCGGATTTTCCCACGTCGGCGTGTCGCCGTCTGCGGTCATCACCGCGTAGTGCACGTTTTTGATATTAAACTGCACTTTGTTTTCAGTTGTCGCCATCGTTACACCTCAACTTCGTATAAAATTTGATAACATTTCTCCGTGTCGATATAAGTTTCCGATTTTTCCCAAAAGAGCGAGGACAGGGCGCTTTCTACCCTGCCCTCCGCTTCGGGATTTTTGTCTTTTGTGTAAAGCTCGATCTGCACATGATCGATCGGCTGGTATACGACGCCGTCCGCCGAAAAGTTGTTGCTGTAGGCGGCGAGATAGCAAATGTACGGCAACTCAGGCGCTCCGTTAATCGGCCATGCCCTGTATACCACGGGCAAACCTGTGCTTTCCAAAAGCTGATACAGATTTTCCAGCGTCATTTTTTGATCACCACCTTCACGGCACCCTCGAGCTTATCTGCAGCAGCCTGCTCGGCCGGGCGGATATGCGGCCTGCCGTCCACGCGGTCACCGTTTACCGTCGCATGCCCGTTTTCGAGCAGATGCGTGAGCTGCGGCTTCGTCCGGTTGGATATGCGCACCCGGATGTCCTCCATGCTCTCAAATTTCACTTTGGACGTCCATCCGCGCGCATACTCGCCAGTATCCCGCGGTGAGGTCGCTTTTAACGTGCGGACCGTTTCTTTTGCCACGTCCTTCACCGCTTTTTTTAGGCCTTCGGCGACCTCGTCGCTGTAAGCCTTGAGCTCTTTCACGATCTCGATCTCAAGCTCCTGTAACGGGATTTTCCGCGCCACGCGCCACACCCGCCTTTCGCTCGAGATACAGCTCGATGCTGTCGTTGTCCGGGTCTAAGTAGGTGCGGTACACAGCATACCGACGCGCATTTTCGCCCGAGCCGATCTGCACGATCTGCTCGCCGCTGTAATTCACGATCGGCGTCACGGCGACAAGCTGCGGCTGAAGGCCGTTCTGTCCGGCGTCTGCCCACTCTGCCCTCGTGACCGACTGCAGGTGCGCCCATACCGATGTTGCTGTCTCTGTCACCGTGACGTTTCCGATCGCGTCTTTTCTGTAGCTTTCAGAGATCAGCAAAATAAGATCATCCATCTGTCTCCCCCTTCTGGCTGAAAAGCCGGTTGTTCAGTGCCCACCGCAGCATACGAGGCATCTGCACGTTTTCCTCACGTCGGCGGCGGTACAGGTAAGCGGCATACATTTCGACGAGCATCGCATCCTGCACCGTATCCGTCAGCGTGATTCCCTCCTGCGCGATGTAGGCTCTGGCCGATGCGATGAGTACAAGCAGATACAGGTCGAGCGCAGAGCTCGAAACCTGCAGGTCAACCTTCAAAATCTCCAAAATGTCTTCATCCGTCAACGTCAACGCCGCTTACCTCCTTGTTTTCTTACTTTGTTACCGAGACCGTATAGACGCGCACTGCGTTGCCCTGCGTAACCGTGACCGTCAGCGGATGCGCTGCGCCGTCCGTCAGCCATGTCACTTCGCCGCCATTGCGCACGTTCTTGCCGTTATAGCTGATCGCCACCTTCGCGCCCGGCTGGCTGCTGGTTGCCTCGATTTTTGCGCTCGTCCCGGTGGGCGCGAGCGTATAGCTGTATGTGCCCGTCGCAAACACGGGCGACAGCGTCTCTGTGCCAACCGTCAGCGCGGTAAGCTGCGCGTCGTTTGCGGTATCTGCGGCAAAGTCCATCACGGTCGTGACTGCCGCGTTGTTGATATTGATCGCAACAAATGCGCCCGGGATGACCGGCATACCGTCCGCGCGCTCCTTGCCTTTGAAAACGGTGTTGTCCTGGATAAACTGTACCTCACGGCTGGACTCGATCGTCATACCGGCGCGCAGCGCGAGCAGGTACAGATCACCGTATCCGCCGATGATGTCGCCGTCCGGGATAAACTCGAGCACATCGATGTCGCCATCGACGACCGGCATTGTGCCCGGGAACTGCGCAACAAGACCGCCCTCGTAATTAAACGCAATCAGCTTCGCGCGAAGCTTGGCGTAAGTTTTGCTGTTCATTGCCCAGAACTGGCGGCCGCGGCTGTAGCGTGTGAAGGTGTTTCCGGCTGCGACAGCCAACGCGGACCAGAAAGTAATCGGTTCGGCCGTGCTGTCCACTTTGAGGATGTTGCTGGTGTGGAGATCGACCCACTCCGGAGCATTTGCCGGATAATCGGCGGGCTTCGATGCCTGCGCGAGACGGGTCACGATGCCGAGCGGCATCTTGCTCGCCGCGCCCTTGCCGTACAGGATCGCCTTATCCAGCGCGAGACCGATGCTCTCGGAAAGCATCTCCACGATCCAACTTGCAAGGTTGATGTCATTATCCTCGAGGATCGAGTTGCACACCGGCACATAGCCGGAGACCTTGAAGCCGTCAAGCGTGACCTGATTAAAGACAAAGGTCAGCTCGTTGATCGCGCCGCACATCTCCGTCCACACCGCTTCCGGCACCGTACCGGCAATGGTCTGGCGCGCCTCGCCGTTGACGTTGCGGATACGTACACGGTTCAGCAGCTTAGAGTAACGGTACATGTTCTCCGCGATCATGTCGAGAAAAACGACCGGAATCGTGAGCTCTGCGCCGGATACGCCGCGCTGCTGGCCCTTCATGCTGCGCAACTGCGCAAAAAATTCGCGTACGTCCTCGCGGGCGACGATTTCGCTGCGCTGCTCCATCGGCAGCGCGTCAAACGCACGTCGGCTCATGGGCAGCGCGCGAATGTTGATATTGGTTTCCATTTTTCTTTCCGTCCTTTCTTTTATGAGATGGTTTTCTTTGCTTCTGGTCGGAGCAGCTGCCTCGGCCTCGGAAAGCTCCGCTTCAAGCCCTTCGATCTCGCCTGCCAACGCAGCCTTTTTTGCTTCGTGCGCAGTCTTGTCCGCGTCGAAGGTCTCTACCTCTTCGGTGACGGCCTGCTCCTGCTCCGCCGTTTCTGCTTCGTTGATCGCCGTTTCAATCTCAGCCTCACGCTTGGAAAACTCCGCGTCCCTCTGTCGGAGCGCTTCCAGTTCGGCCTGCTTCTTTTCGATGCTGCGGCGCAGCATGATTGTCTTAAGTGCCATTGTCTTCTCCTTTCAGGCGGCTTTTCATCCTTGCCCGCCATTCCTCTTTTCTGCGTTTTTCTGCCTGCTCAAAATCTTTTCGGCGCGCCTCTACCGAGGTATCCTCATAAGCCGGGAACGTTACGACGGAAACCTCGTATAGCTTCACAGCCTTGATCCGCCACACCGTCGGCACACCGTCATTGTAATCGACATCTTGATCGATGATGTCAAAGCCGAAAGAGCACTGATTTACATCGCCACGCTTCACGCGCTCGTAAAGGTTCATCGCATCCTGATCCTGTTGATTGATCGTGATGCTGCCCCAAAGTCCCCGCTCATCTACGCGCAGCGAAAGCGTACCCGCCGTTGTACGACCGAGCACAAGCGTCGTGTCGTGGTTAACGAGCGCCCGTACATCTCCGTTCGTTTGCCCGTCGAATGCTCCGGGCTCGATCGTCTCATATGCTCCATCCCAGAGTTCGTACCGGCTCCCGAATACGGCGAAATACCCCTCAATATAGAGATTTCCGTCCTCGGCACGGGTACAAAAATTGCCGCCCCGCGCCATAGCCGTGCGTTTATACATCATGTGTTGTCACCTCCGTTCAGTTTGTTTTGATCTCCAATCATCCCGCGCGGGATGTAGTTTTCGAGGATCACAAGGTCGTCGAGGCCGGGAAGCGGAGAAAGTCCGATCCAGTCGCGCACCTCGTTTCCCGTCATAATCCCCCGTACATATTGATCGTTCGCCACCGCTGCAAGGTCGCGCAAGTCATAGTTGTAAAGGCTCCGCGCGTTGAACCGAAAAAACCAATCTGGATTGTACAGGAGCTTTTTGGTCATTTCCTGTTCGATGTTCTTCGCGATCGGCATGATCGTGGAGCTGATAAAGTTGTTCCATACGTCGCGATGAAAATCCCCGACACCCAAAACAAAAGGCGGTACGCCGAGAATGGCCGCTACCGTCCGTTTATCGAGCTGCACGAAATCCGCGAGCGCAAGGTCGGAAAGCGTGAGCGGCCGAACCTGCTCCACGCTAAACTGCTCGGACGGGATCATCCATGGCTCGCCCGCCTGCGCTGTGTCAATATACTCGCGCAGGAGCTTGCTGCGCCCTTCCGCGCTCGCAAATTCGTCCGTGAGTGCATCCACCTTGACGATGATGCTCGGTTTCCAGTTGCTGGACATGAAACTTTTTTCCGTGGCGGCCGCCTGCTTGAGATTGTTCGCGACGTCCACCAGCGCGACACGGTAGCCCTCGCCTTTCCACGGATAATAGCTTCCGGGATTTAGGACAAAGTGCAGCACGTCGTTCGGGTCGTACTCCTGCCCGGCAATCACCACACGATAATCCCACACGCCCTCCGGGACAAATGCCGTAAAAGCCGGCGGCACTGGTTTGAGGTCGCGCAGAATGCCGCGCCGCGTTTCCGGCCACACCACCGCGTTTCCGTTTCCCTCGAGCATCAGCGTCTTGACGATCCAGTGGATAAACGCTGCGCGAGTCATATTGTTATTCGGACTGATGTCCACCTTGCGGCTCAGCTCGTTTTTGACCCGGATGTCACCGGTCTCCGTGTTTTCCATCAGATGTATGGTCATACTCGCAATCAGCCGCGCGATCGTGTCCACTGCCGTGCATATCTCGGGATTCTGCGCAAGGCTCACGTAGCCCCGGCACTCGATAGATTCCCACAGGTCTGCTCCCGCAAAGGCGATGCTCCTGCGCACCGGCTCGGCGCGCGGCGCAGGCCTGCTTCTTTTTTTCTTACTCAAGCTTCACCCCACCATTTCTTTGCCGCCCTGTTTTTTTCAAGGCTCTCGAGGTATCGGATGCAGGCAAACACCGACGCATCAAAAAGATCGATGCGGTGTGCCGGCTGCACCTTATCATATTGGATCATGTCGTCCGTCTTTTCGACGGCGGACACGTTTTCCACACAATACTCGTAGGCTTCCGAGTGCAAATAAAAAAGAGTGCCGTTTTTTGCGCTCTGCTCGATATACCGAAAGCCCTCCGACTTTTTGTAAAAATACTGTGGCTGATCGACGATCTGAAAGCCCGCCGATTTCATGCCGATGAAATACTCGCGGCAGAACTTTCGGTCGTGCCCGACCTGCCGGATTTTGAACCCCCGTTTTCGCATATCCACGAACCAGTTGACCACATCCGCATGGTTAACGGTTGGGCTGTTGCACATCGTAAGCCAACCGTCGTCCTGCCAACCAAAAAGCGGGATGTTGTCCTGCTCCGCCTTGATATGCGCAGCGACAATCGGAAAAAACGCATGCGTGATTACAATGTCCACGCCCTTGTAATGTCCGAAAAGTGCCGCAGCCGTCAAGTCGTGGAGCTTCGACAAGTCCGCGCCGCCGTACCAGTCGATTGGCAGCCTTGCCAACTCTTCGAGCGTCCAGCTGTACTTGGCGTCGCTCCGTCGGAACTCCTCAATGTCAAAATACGCCTTGACCGCGTTCGTGTAGACGTTCAGGCTTTTCGCAAAAAAGTCTTTGCGCTGCTGCGGGTCGTTCTGCGCCTGCAGACTGTCGTTCAAAATTTCATCCGGGCGAATGCTCACGCCGTAGGCTGGGTTTGCCATTTCATGCACGATCGGATTCGTGTAGTCGATATTCCCGTTTTCGTCCGGGTTTGCGCAGCACATAAAAATAAAGTACTGCTCGTCCTTCACTGTGCCGTCCAACACCTTTCGGCAATATTTTAGCCGCTGCCCAAGGAATGCCTGTTCATTGTCGCCCGCGGTCGAGATGCCGATCAGCAGCTTATTGGTGTAGGCTTTCATGGCCTCTTTAAAAAGGTTGTACTGCTTCGGCGTTTTAAAAGCATGAATCTCGTCGCAAATCGCAATGTTGCAGTTGAGAGAATCCTGCGCGTCCGGGTTTGCCGCCAGTGCGCGGATAAAAAAAGAGCCGTCCGGAAGCGTGGCCTCCATGGAGTGCTCATTGTTGTTGTCGATGATCTTGACAGACCCGCCGCTTTTTGCGTCCTCACCCATCCGGCGGACGTTGTAGTCCAAAAAATTGAAGCTCTCCAGCGACTGCATCAGCGCCGCCGACGCGATGTAGGTCTTTGACCCGCTGCGCCGGTAAAGGAGCGAGAGCGCCCAGGAAAGTGCCGCGGCAAAACTTGTCTTAATGTTTTTTCTGGGGATAAAAATCAACGCTTCGTGAAATCGAACGACGTCCGTCCCGCGCAGCTTGAATCCCACAAGATTGTAAATGATGAATTTGTGGAACGGTTCGAGCTTGAACGGCATCCCGCGCAGCGGCGTGCCGTCCAGCTTCTCCCCCTGCTGGTGGCAGATCGTTTTTTCGATGATCCGAATGCAGAACTCAGGTGCTTTGCTATCCATCCAGTACTCGGGATTGTCAAGGTCTGAAAAGAACCGATCCACAGCTTGGCGCAACTCCACGCACGCCGCTTTTCGACCATCCCGAATGCTTTCGGCGTACTCGAGGACCTCCGGCCAGTTTTTCCCTTTAACCGGATTCAATGCTGGCAAGCGCCGCAGCCAGTCCGCCCGGCCTTTCCAAACGCGGCGCGTCTCCCGTCATTTTTTTATAGCTCGAGGGCGTCATCCCAAGTTCGCGCCAGTACGCCAAAGCACTCTTGTTCAGATCATCCCAAAGGACAAGCAACGGATTTTTCGTCATGTTTGTCGAGCCGCCCTTGTTCGTATACTCGATGACTGACTTTCCGCCGGAAGCTCGAAACTCCACGAAAGTCTTGTCCCGCTGCTCGAGGATTCCCGCTAAAGTCTCCACCGCGGAATCATATGCGTCCTTCTGCACCCCTAGTGCAGACATCTGCTCCAAAATCAGTTTTTTCCATTTGTTTTTGGTCATATCCTGCATCCCTTTTGTCAAAAATCTGCCCAGAGTTGGAAAGAGTTACCCCCGCCCC